CACTTGTCGGGGTGGTGAGCCATAACATTTTGTTAACGCAGAACCGATTAACTGCGGACGTATACGAACACTACAGAGTCACGTCAACTGTGACTATAGATTCAAACGCTGTGTCCCACAACGCGCGTGGTATCTTCGGCGCAAGTTGTGGGCCATCTCGGCGGCCGCGATTACCCTTGCCTGCATTAACTCTCTGGTACCCCAGGATACCATCGCAGACACTGATGTAGCAGTCGACCAGGTCAGATTCCCATATACCGTAAACACTTTGGAGAAAAGACCCGAACCAATCGGGGTCGATTACATCTGCGTTTATAGTCATATTAATTAATTCCTCTGCTGTATATTTGTACGCCATAGCCTGGTTTCTCATGTCGAGGTAAGGCTGTGACGACATTTGTTGTGCTGTTTCCAATAGGAGCGATCGTAAAGAGTCGATGTGGCGATGTTCATAGGCTGCAGACAAAAGTTTGCCAGCCATGTAATCTTCATCTGAGACTGACGCGTTAAAATTAGCTCTAACGGGCAGTTTAGACACCACACGACCAAAAGAAGGTACGGGGAATGTTTTCGTGGAACTTGGAACGAAGCGTTTGCGTAAGAACGTCGCCTGCTCTCGTTTCTCCAAAACCTTGGCCTCAGCCTTCATTCCAATACTGTCAGCTACATGGTCAAAGGCAGCCGGAAGCTGCTCAATGTTTTCTACCGTGTAGGTTAAATTATCGTCCCCGTAAACCAAAGTGCTGCTCTTCTCAATTCCTGCTCGCTTTATCGCCGCCAGTGACACGCATGCGTTAACGTATCCATTACCGGTAGTCGTAGTGACCTCACCGGACCATCTCTGGCCACTGACCTGACCACGCACACCGTATCTTGTAAAGATCTTGACCGATGTGTTGGTAGCAAACTCTCGAACAAACCACTTTGGTGCGCCAAGTTTATAATAAAACATGGCTTCCTGTTTACGAACATTAGCGGGTTGTGTTCCGTCATTGTTCTTAAAATCATTTTCACAAGCTTTGCCGGGAGTGTGATGCACTATATTGGCTATCTCGTCAGCAGTCATACCAACGCAGTACAAGACTTCTCTCCCAACGTTCAAGGGATTGCTGCGTGATAATTCCTCCGCTATACGGCGAGACAAATAATAGACAATGGAACCCATTACAAGGTTGTACATGTCGCCGCCCTGATAGACGACGCGTGGTTGAGCTCCATTTGGCTTCAGCAAGGCCTCAGATTTCGCGAAAACTACTTTATCCGTGTAACCGGGTAGAGTGAAGTCAAACGAGTCGAGCAACGCCCCTAATCTCTCCCTCTTTTCCCCGCTCATCTCGTCGAGATAAGCTCTTACCATGCCGTAGTCGAGCTGAATAGTATCGCGCTCATGCAACTTAGACATGAGCTCGTGGTGACCTTCAAGAAAAAGGTCACTCAGGTCGCCTGACGGGCGGTAATCACAACGTTTCTTTACAGCGTGAAGAGTAGCGCCCTCAGACTGGGCAACTACCTGGACAGGAACCCCCTCAATCAATGCACCCTTGATAGGCTCAGAGGTGCGAGGTGGATCAGTCGTTTTCAATACATTAACGTAAGGCCTAATGTTTGCATATCGCACTTCCGTATCATATTCGGCGGGTCTGTTATCTTGAACCCCGCCAACTAACGGTAAGCTACGTGAAAATTCAAATGTTGAATCTCCC